GTCTAAAAGATAAAGCACTTCGCATGGACATATTAATTAGCTCATTTAAACCTGAGCCAGAACTATTTCCAACACGTCCAACACTTAGAGACACGCAAGCAAGGAGGCAAGGAGAGCTATGACATTTTATCCATCAACAACTCAACAATCTTTACTACGCCAGCTGAACCAAGTGGTGTATCTATCTACCGAATGGTGGAGATTAAAAGAGATTATTGAAAATTTAAAAACTAAATAACTCAAGTGACTACACCTGACAGTCAGTAAACCCTCTCTCACGAGAACAGGCATTTCACACTAAACAATGGGCATGCCTATGAAACCGTATCAAGTTGAATTTAAAGTACTTCCTCATTGGTCTGACTGGCGTTGGCATCTTATGGAAGCTAATGATCACGAGGACGCAGCTTGGAAAGCCAAGGACTGGTGTGATACCAGGGGATTTGAACTAATTGATGTTAAACCTATTACAGGGAGTTACCCACTATGAAACGAAAACCTAATAAAGGGCAAAGGTATTTCCCTAATAACTGTGAAGCAATACGTAATACACCTGAGATGTATTTTCCTTCTATGTCATACGAACAGTTTGAAGACTCGAAAATATATAACTATCAAATACCTCAATCGGTGTTTGCCATTATTCGTATGAAAGATAGTAAAGGCAAATACGAAGAGAAGTATTACAACACAGAACGAGGTGCTTCCAATTGCATTAATAAATGCATGAAAGAAAACAAAGAAATATACATGTGTACTGACGAAGGCATGTACCACCTCAAACCCGAAGATTTACCCACAGACTTTAATAACCCATGAATAAATACACCCAAAATAAAAGATATGCACAATTGTTACAAGAGTTACAAAGACATCCACATAAGGATGAGATCGTTAACATAATGTCACAACAGCTGGCAGATAGTAATTGTACCTATACAATAGCAAGCAGTAAATAAAATACTTTTACTAAAGAAAATAACTTAACACGTACATTTTTAAGGAGCCTTTATGCAACTCTTTTCATTTGGCTCTTTCTATATTGGTATAGAAAAGGACAAATATTTTGATTTATCTATCCATTTAGGTAGATTTCATATAGAATATTCAAAGTCTAACTTGAATACTAAAAATGAACTCAGACCCAAGCAGGGTGGTGACGGATTATCAGATGGCAAAACTGGCTCAAGCGATTGAACATTTACGTACGTTTGATAAAGAAATTCCTGCCCAAGTTATTGCTACTTTCCTGTATGTTGCTTCCCATGATGACTGTTACAAAGGTGATCTGGAAAAGGCTCTTGCCTTCTCATCTGCTAGCGGTAGTCGTAACACGGATTGGTTATCTGAATTTCATCGGTTAAATAAAGCTGGACTGGGATTGCTTGTTAAGTATCGTGATCCAACCAACAGAAGGAGACAAATACTTAAGCTATCCCCAAAAGGTCGAATACTTGTACAACAACTTAAAAACATACTCTATGCGACAGAAACAATTTAAAACATTGAATCAATGTACAAATTATGCTCGTGAAACAAGGATTACTTGGACACGAGGCGGTCAAGCAGATGCTGTCTTTCATGGTCTTAAGTGGCCGGAAAAAGTATGGGGGAACCCATCAATTTCTTCTCTTGATAGACGAGCTGTTAAACGTCTTATTAAAGAGATGGTTAATGCTGGCATGGCTAACTCCTATGTCAACAAAGTTATAGGTTACGTCAGGACTGCATTAAATGAATGCATGAATGATGGTCTAGTTGAATACAACATCAACTGGGAAGGCTTAAGACTTCCAGAAGGAGAAAGACAACCACTTGTCTATACTTTTGAAGAAGTTGACCAGATGGCTAGATCAGCTCGTGTTGATTTTGATCGACATGATCTTGCAGATATAGTCATAGCCTATGCCTGGACTGGAGCTAGACGAGCTGAACTATTGAAACTTGCCAAGAAAGATATTGATTGGCAGCGTGGATTAGTTCTTATAGGTGGACGTAAGGACAATGAGAACAAACCTAAAAAGGCTGTTCAAATACCCATTATGAAACCACTAGAAAATATCCTCAGACCACGTTGTGAAGATATGCCTAATGATGCGCTTATCTTTGGCGATGATTGGAGAACTGTAGGAACACTTCGATATTGGTTTGAAAAAGTCAGAGATTATTCTCTTGAAAAGCGTTATTCATTAATGCATTTAAGACATACTTTCTGTACTGCTTTACTCGATATGGATTATCCATTAGATGTAGTATGCGACATTATGTGTCACTCATCGATGGAAGTAACTAGACGTTATGCAAGGGCAAATAACAAACGCAAGCGTAATGCTCTTAATAAACTTGAATCTAGTTACATGGATGGAACTCTTCAACAAGATCCTCTTGAACATCTCAACGGCAACTCATGGAGAAATCTAGAGAAACCCGTTGGCGAGCGTGTCCACTAACCTACTAAAAATGACCCACTTCCTGTACAATTATAAAATCACAGCACTCGCTGAGTCGCTGAGATCGTAGGCGGACGTGGCGGAATTTGGTAGACGCGCACGTCTAAGGAGCGATTGTAGAAGATTATCCACTTACTGAGGGATTAGGGTAAAACCTAGTCCCTCTCTTTATTTACAAACTATCCACGTTAGTACAAGCGAGTGCACTTATGCGAGTGCGCTTTTTTTGTGCAATTTATCACACTAAACATGCCAACAACAGCGGAATTAGAAAAGCAAGAAAGATTTGAACGAAGACAAATAAAAGGAGGATTAGAACGTATCCAGAGCAATACTAAAAAGTTATTGGATAAAGATTACGCTTCAGCCACTACCTTCGGTTCGGCATCTATAGAAACTCTCTTGCCATATCTAATAGAGTTTATAGATGAAAAGAAAAAGGCAAGAAAAAAGGTAGCAGTTGATGGTGCAGGGCATCTTATGCAGCTGGTTCCTTACATATTTGATATTGACACAGAATCACAGGCAGCTATCACAGCTAAACTTACATTCGATAAGATATTTTCTCCAAGAAAAGAGAACAGTAAAGTTACCAATGTAGTTCAAGCTATTGGTTCAGCATTAGAGTCTGAATCACAGATGAGATACTATGAAGCCAGTGCACCAGGGCTTTTTGAGACATTAAAGAAGAATTACTGGCATCAAGCTAAGGGAACAGCATACAAGGCTAAGTCAATGTCTACCCTTATGAATAAGAATGAGGACATAGAACAATGGAAATCATGGAACAGGATTGAAAAGATCAAGGTTGGTACATGGTTTTTAGATTGCCTACTTAATTCATCAGGATGGTTTGACCGTGATGTTGTAATGCATCGAGGAAAGAAGCAGCAATTCTTAATTGCTACTGAAAAATTTCTAAAAAATAAAGAAGAAATTATTAGATTAGTTGAATTATTTAGCCCATTAGCTTGGCCGATGTTAATCGAACCAAGAGACTGGTCTCCATTACATGATGGAGGATACTACTTAAACGACTTAACTCGTTGCCATGACATGGTAAGAAGAGGGGTACCCCTATGTGTACAGGGAGAAATACCATACTCTTTTTTAAACAAGATTCAGAAGGTTAAATACCGTCTAAATGCTCCAATTGTGGAGATTGCAAAGATCTTAGAACATAGAGAAGTAGAGGTCGGAAAGTTTCGCCCTGTTATGAATCATCCTGATCCTCCTAAGCCTCCGAATATGGAAGACGAAGAGAAGAGGAAACAATGGAGAAAGGAAAAGGCAATAGCTCGTAATAGAAATGCTAATGAATGGCGTATATCTTGCAGAACTAGGATGACAATGAATTGTGTCCGAGAGTTTGAAGATAAAGAATACTATATTCCTTGGTCATTTGATTATCGAGGACGTGCCTACCCTATACCTAGCTTTTTAACACCACAAGATACAGACTTTGGAAAAAGTTTACTTAGGTTTGCTGATGAAGTACCTATTACAGAAGATGGTGTTAAGTGGTTAGCTTTTCAAGTAGCCACAACATATGGTCTTGATAAAGCTACGTTAGAAGAAAGGTTAGCTTGGGTTAATAAACCTGAAAATATACAGTTAATAACTAGAGTAGCTACAGATCCAGTAAACAATATAGGTGACTGGGAAGAGGCTGACGAACCTTGGCAGTTCGCCGCCAGCTGTGAAGAATATTACTCTGTTGTCTTAGCTAAAACGCGGACAACTACAGGTTTACCAGTAGCAACAGATGCCACTTGTTCAGGTCTCCAAATATTGGCAGGGCTGGCACGAGATAAGAGTACAGCTGCAATGGTTAACGTTTTGCCTAGTGATAAACCACAAGATGCTTATAAAGTTATTGCAGAGCAAAGTAGAGCAGAAATACCTGAAAGGTTACGTCCTTACTGGGACAGAAAGAAAACCAAAAGATGCGTTATGACAATTCCTTATAACGCAAAGCCTTTCAGCAATAGACAATATATAAGAGACGCATTTAAAGATATAGATGTTGAGGTAGAGAACGAAGAGCTAACGCAAATCGTTAAAGCTGTCCGAGATGCTATGGAGGCAGTCGTACCAGGACCTATGAAGGTTATGCGATGGATAGAACAAGAAGTAGCTAAAGCTATAAAGAAAGGAACTCAAGAAATTACATGGGTAACACCATCAGGATTCAGAGTTACACAACGTTTAATGAAGATGCATCACAAGATAGTGGAGCTGAAATTGTTAGGTCGTTGTCGAGTCAAAGTTTTAGATGGAGAAAAAGGTGTTGATTTAAGACACCACAAGAATGCAACGGCACCAAATTTAATACATTCATTAGATGCAGCGATGCTTCATATTAGTGCTACTAAATTTAATGCTCCTATCGCTTTAATACATGACTCAGTCCTATGTAGAGCTACTGATATGTCTCACCTATCCACATTAGTTAGAGATACCTACATGCACCTGTTCGCAGAGCATGATTTTTTAAAAGACTTTGCCAAAGCTATTGGAGCTGAGTCTGAACCACCGATTATTGGAGACCTTGAACCGTCAACAGTAATTGAATCCACTTATTTTTTTTGTTAATGAGAACAATTCACGTAACACCAAATCCTGTAACCCTTGAGGGTTATCAGGCGATATTAAAGCCAAGTAAGTTTGGCTATTCACTAAAGGCAGTAGTTGATAGTGACATAGTTGATGCACTTGAGACTGAAAGAGCTGAATGCCTTAAATGGGCAGAGTCAAAGCTAAAGAATCCAAAGAGATCAACTCTTAAACCTACACCTTGGGAAGAGGTATCTGAAGGAAAGTTTATAGTTAAATTTTCATGGGCTGAAGAGAAACGTCCTCCAGTAGTAGACACAGAAGGATCTCCGATTACTAATGTTGACACCCCAGTATATGAAGGATCTAAAGTTAAATTAGGATTCCATCAAAAGCCTTACATACTTAAGGATGGAACTACATATGGTACGTCATTAAAGCTATCAGGGATTCAAATTGTCTCAGTTCAATCAGGAGCTGGAGTAGACACCGGTGACTTAGATGAAATTGGAGTAGCCGAATTGTTTGGTAAGACATCAGGATTTAAAGCTGATGACCCAAACGTTACTCCTGATACAACTCCAAGTTCGGTAGAGGAAGACGACTTTTAATGTTCAAATCAGGATTAGAGGAGAAAGTCTCTGATCTCTTATGTGAGCTGGGTGTTGATTATGAATATGAAAGTAAAAGCTTTCCTTATACTATTCAGCACCTATATACACCAGATTTTATATTGCCTAACGGCGTGATATTAGAAACTAAAGGATATTGGCGACCAGAAGATAGACGTAAAGTTAAACAAGTAATAACTGAAAATCCAGGTATAGACTTAAGACTTGTCTTTCAAGATCCATATAAAAAAA